GGCAAGTATCAGGCATAAAATCCAGCTAATGGGCAAGTATCAGGCATAAAATCCAGATAATCGGCAAGTATCTTATGAAGCAACGAGGCAGAAAATCCACATCGGCGTTGGCTCTGGCGAACTCTGCGACCCACTTGGTCCAGCGCCCTGCCCCGCCTGCAGACCATACTGCGATCCAGAAGCACTACTGGGTGGAGATTGTGAACACGTTGCCAGCTGATTGGTACGGTGATGAGAATAAGGCGCTGCTGGGTGAGTATTGCCGGACCCTATCGACGCTGGCGTTCATCAATGCGCAGATTGACGACTTGGAATGTGCTGAAGTGCAGGAAAAGGGCTGGCTGGGGTTGTATCTGGAGCTGGTGAAGCGGCGCGAATCGCTGGTCAGAGTTCAGTTGACGCAGGCCACGAAGATGAGGCTGACCCAACAGTCGCGGTATGGACCGAGGGCTGCTCACACGCAGTCTGCCGCGCCGACCGCCAAAGGGAAGCCGTGGGATCACGTCTGACTCGTGGCAACCAGAACATACTCTGGATTGAGACGTTTTGCCGGATACCGGAAGGCAAGTATGTAGGGCAGCCGGTTCGGCTGTCGGCCTTTCAGAAGAAGGTGATTCGGGGCATTTACGACAGCCAGACACGGATGGCAATCATCAGTTTCGGGCGGAAGAACGCGAAGACGACTTTGGCCGGATTCCTGTGTCTGTTGCATACGGCTGGACCGGAGGCAGTCCCGAACAGCCAGTTGTATTCGGCGGCCCAGTCCAGGGAGCAGGCTTCTATTCTGTTCAATCTGATGACGAAGATCGTCAGAATGTCACCGGATCTGTCAAGTGTTATGGCGATTCGGGAGAGCGCGAAGGTGCTGGTGTGCGGGGAATTAGGTACTACCTACCGGGCGCTGTCTGCTGAGGCGTCCACGGCTTACGGGCTGTCGCCTGTATTCGTGGTGCACGACGAGCTAGGCCAGGTGGTTGGGCCTCGGTCTCAGTTGTTCGAGGCGCTGGAGACAGCCCAGAGCGCACATGAGCGCCCGATGTCTATTGTGATCAGTACTCAGGCCCCGACAGACGCTGATCTGCTGTCGATTCTCATAGACGACGCCAAGACTGGCGCGGACCCGAGGCGGAAGTTGTTTCTGTGGACCGCACCAGAGGACATGGACCCGTTTTCCAAGAAGGCGATAAAGGCGGCGAACCCGGCCTTTGATCACTTCATGAATCAGGAAGAGGTGCTCTCTCAGGCGCAGGGCGCCAAGCGGATGCCAGCCCGGGAGTCGGATTATCGGAATCTGGTTTTGAACCAGCGGGTGAATCGAGCGAACCCGATGATTTCGAAGGGGGTCTGGGACTCGAACAACGAAGCGCCCCGGGATGAGGACTTCGAGAACGGCATCGTGATCGGGCTGGACCTGTCGGAGCGCAATGACTTAACGGCGCTGATCATTACCGGCAAGGGTGCTGATGGTCAGGAGAGTGTGCGGTGTCATTTCTACGCACCTGAGGAAGGGCTGACTGAGCGATCGAGACGGGACCGGGTTCCCTATGACCTGTGGGCCGATCAGGGCTACCTTACGGCGACGCCGGGGGCGACGGTCGACTATGACTTCGTCGCACAGACGCTGATCGACCTGGACGAAGAGTACGAGATTCTGGCCATCAAGTTTGACCGGTGGCGGATGAATTATCTCAAGGCTGTGCTGGCGAGATTGATGGACTGCCCGGTCGATGACATCCCCTTGCCGCTGATGGACCACGGCCAGGGCTATGTGTCCATGGCCCCTGCGGTTGATGCACTGGAGTCTGACCTTTTGAGCAAGCGTATCCGCCATGGTGGTCATCCCATCCTGACGAACCACGCAGCCAATGCTGTCGTCGAGCGCGATGCGGCTGGGAATAGAAAACCGAACAAGGCGAAAAGCACGGGTCGGATTGACGGCATCGTTGCGCTGGTGATGACCCGCGATCCTGCGGGCGAGCAGATTGAAACCATAACCGGAGGCGTGTATTTCGCATGAAATGGCCGTGGCAACCCAATATCGAGACTAAGGAGGTCACCAGTCTCGATGCCGTTCTGCGCACGCTGCAGTCGATGAATAAGGTGGTATCTGGGGTGAGTGTGAGCCCAGAGAACTGCATGCAGTCTCCGACCGTTCACGCCATCGTGACGGCGGTGCAGAACCGTCTTTCGATCTCTCCGGTGCACGTATTGCAGAAGGGCGAGAGTAATGGCCGAGCGACCAAGGAGCCCCTGCCCAACCACCCTGTAGCAAGACTGCTGCGCAACCCGAACGGGTGGCAAACCCCGGAGGAGTTTTTCGGCGATTCTGCGTCGACGCTGCTACGCCATGGGAAGTTCTTCGCGTTCAAGGGCCGAGGACAGACTGGGCCAATTCGTGAGTTGCTGCCAATGGATACTGGGCAGACGGAGATTCTTAAGGACTCAGATACCTGGCGGATCTCGTTTCGCTATCAGGGCACTCAGGAATATCAGCAGAGCAAGGTCTTGTATGCGCGTCTGGGTGCCCGCAACTTCTACGACGGTGATTCGCCAGTCATGGACGTGCGGGAGTCCATAGGGCTTGAAATAGCGGCTGAGCGTTTCGGGTCGGCGTTCTTCGGCAATGGTGCGATGCCGTTTGTCTATTTCAATCTGATGCAGGGGTTTCAGGACTTCCGCACAGATGGAGACCGGACGAAGTTTCTTGATGCCGTGAAAGAAGGATTTGGCGGGGACAAGAAGTTCAACACCATGCTGCTACCTAAAGGCATGGAAATGAACTCACTGAAGATCGAGAACGACAAGGCGCAGTTCATCGAGACTAGGAAGTTCATCCGAACGGTGATCGCTGGTGCTTTCGGCGTACCGCCCCATCTGGTCGGCGATCTTGAGCGTGCCACGTTCAACAATGTTGAACAGCAGGACACGGACTTCGTGATCAACGTGGTTATGCCCATAGCGAAACGGCTTGAGGCGGCCATGGAACGGGATCTACTGACTGAGGACGATCGCAGGAGCGGGGTGATTATTAGATTCAACCTCGACTCAGTGCAGCGGGCAGACATTAAGACTCGCAGTGAAGCGCTGAAAATCGAGCGAGAGATGGGGATCATCAACGCGAATGAATGGCGGGAGCAGACGAACCGCAATCCGATCTCTGATGAAGACGGCGGTGAAGACTACATCCGCCCAATGAATATGACCGTTGCCGGTGAGGAGCCAGCCGCCGAACCGGTTGTCCCGACTGAAGACAACGTCGAACAGCTCAGACGGAGATGAAGATGCACAGACTTTCAATTGCCTTCAGTGTGAAGGCGGTCGGAAATAAAGAAATAGAGGGCCACGGGTCGGTATTCGGCAACGTGGATCTCGGCGCGGACATTATGCTTCCCGGTGCTTTCAAGCGATCTCTGGCTGTCCACGAAGGTCAAGGAACGATGCCAGCGATGCTGTGGCAGCACCAGACAGATCAAATCCCCGGTGTATGGATCAAGGCTCAGGAAGATGAAAAGGGCTTGATTCTGAAGGGCGAGTTTGCCGATACCCAGTTAGGCCGTGAGGCTCGGGTTCTGGCGAAGATGCGCGCTTTTCGTGGGCTGTCGATTGGCGGACTTATTGAAGATTTCGACTTTGACAAGAAGGGCAACAGATTGATCAAAGGGTTTGAGCTGTGGGAAGTGTCACTCGTGACGTTCCCCATGAACCCGAAGGCAACCATTGAGGCGGTGAAATCGCAGTTTTCCACCCCTCGATTACTGGAGAGGCACCTGCGCGAGGTAGGTGTCCCGATAAAAACTGCGAAAGAACTGGTGCACGATCTTCTGGACTCCAATGGGATGTTGGACGATTCAGGTCAATGCGAGGTTGACGACGATGTGCTGGAAGCGGCGAAGCAGTTGAACGACGTGGTGCTCGCTGCAGTAATGAGAAGTCAACTTAATAGGAGCAAAAAATAATGGCTAATCCCATTATCGAAGAGATGCAGAAACTCGGCGAAACCGTCACCGAGTTCCAGAAGACCAACGACGAGCGCCTAAAGGCAGCCGAGAAAGGGAATACTGGCCTGGCGACCGAACTGAACGCCAAGCTCGACAAGATGAACGAATCCCTCGATGTCTCCCAGGCAAAACTGAAAGCGTTTGAGGCCGAAGAAGAGAAAAAGCAGGCGCGAATCGAGATGCTTGAAGCTCTGTCTGACCGTCCGAAGGGAACGCCAGAAGAACAGGACAGAAAGAAGTATGGCGATCTGTTCATCAAGGGCCTGCGCGAAGGGTTCGGAAACGCCTCAATCAACAACGAGCTGAAGGAGTTGGCGAAAAAGGACGTCACGATCGGATCGTCGATCGGTGGCGGATTCGCGCTTCCGAAAGAAATCGGCATGAGCGTCGATGCTTTGTTGCTGAAACTGTCGGGCATCGTCCAGAATGTGAAGAACGTCAGGGTCGGCACGAGTGACTATCAAGAACTCGTTTCGATTCATGGCGGGACTTCTGGCTGGGTGGCGGAGACTGGCACGCGATCCGCGACTGGAACCCCGAACCTGAGAAACCGCAAGCCGACCTGGGGCGAGCTGTACGCTTTTCCCCAAGTCTCCGAGTGGTCCGTTCAGGACATCCAATTCAATGTCGCTGACTGGCTGACAAACGATGTGGCAGAAGGCATGTCAAATGCCCTGTCGACCTCCCTGTGGAACGGCGACGGCTCCGATAAGCCGACCGGTATGACCACCAGCGCACCTGTGGCGACGGATGACCATGCTTCTCCGCTTCGGGCTGGATCTGCGTACGAGTTCATCGCTCTGACGAACTCGCCGCAGACTCTGAATGGCGACGGCATCATCGACCTGATGTATGCGTTGAATCCGCGCTATCGAAGCGGTGCCAAGTTCGCGATGAACACGGTGACTCAGGGTTATGTTCGGAAACTGAAGGACACGACAGGCCAGTACCTCTGGCAGCCCAGCCTTCAAGTCGGCCAGCCTGACCGTCTTCTCGGGTATGAAGTATTTACCTGGGAGAACATGGGCAACCCGACCACGG